AGGAGCAATACGTCAAGTTAACCATAAATAGATTTATTAGCACATTGAAGGGAGGTGGTATGAATGCTGTTGCGAAAGATAGGAGGTGGTTGAAGGTGTTAGGAAAATGAATTTAAACTATTATAATTAAATAAGTAAGAAAGTGTGATGTTATATGATAACAGTAGAAAAAATAATTGATGAGGTTAATAGATTAATACTATTGGATTATAATTATCCAATATATTTTGAAAATATACCGGAAGTTATTAACACTAACTCCTTTGGTATTAATTTAATTAACTATAATGTAACAAGCATTAATAAAAATACTAATCTAGAAAATGTAGAATTATTAATAACATATTTAGCACAGAGTGATAGCAGTAATCCTAATAATGTAGGAAAAGAAAAATATAAGATAGTTGATAAGCTAAAAACTATATTTGGAAAAGGAAATATTTCTATAGAGGATAGAACTGTAAAGGTAAGTGTTGAATATAAAGAAGTTATCAATAAGCTTGGTATATGCTTAAATTTTGAATATTATGAAGATGCATATATAAGCGCAGAAACAGTTGAAACAATGGGTGAATTATCAATAAAACAAGGATTATAAGGAGAAAATAAATTATGGGTTTACCAAATATAATGATTAATTTTAAAACGATGGGAATAAGCGCAATTAAAAGAGGAAATAGAGGCATAGTTGCAGTTATTATTAAGGATAATGGCAAGGCTGGTGCTTTTAACATGGAGAGTATAAATGATATACCAACAACATTATCAGCAGATAATAAGGCATATATACAAAGGGCTTTTATAGGTGGAACCAGTGTTCCTAAAAAAGTAATTGCTTTTTCATTAGCAGTAGATGCAACAGACTACACAGAAGCATTAAATTATTTTGCCACTGAAAGGTTTGATTATTTAGTTTGTCCACCAGATACAACTAATGAACTAGCAAATTTAGTTGCAACATGGATTAAATCACAAAGAGAAAGCTTTGATAAAAAAGTAAAGGCTGTTCTTCCATCAGTGACAGCTGATCACGAGGGAGTAGTTAACTTTGATACGAACAATATTAAAGTTGGAGAGTTGACTTATACAAATGCACAATATTGCAGTAGAATAGCAGGTATTTTGGCAGGAACACCATTAACTATGGCTGCAACATTTACAATATTAAATGAGGTAACAGATGTTCCAAGATTAACTAAAACTCAAGCAGATGAAGCTATAAATGCTGGTAAATTAGTTCTATATCATGATGGAGAAAAAGTTAAAATAGCAAGAGCTGTAAACAGCTTAGTTGCTGTAACGCCTGAAAAGGGAGATGCATTTAAGAAAATTAAAATAGTTGATATAATTGATATGATACATAATGATATAAAAACAACTGTAAATGACAATTATGTAGGAAAAGTATCTAATAGCTATGATAATAAATGCATAATCCTTACAGCTATAAAAAGCTATTATGAACAGTTGGAAATAAATGGAATTCTTGATAGAGATAAATCAAGCATTGAAATTGATTTAGTAGCTCAAGAATCGTACTTAAAGAGTCAAGGAGTTGACACATCTATGCTAAATGAATATCAATTAAAATCTGCAAATACAGCAGATAAGGTATTTTTAACTTCTACTGTAAAACCACTTGATGCTGTAGAAGAAATTAAATTAAACGTAATAATATAATTAATCAACTGATGGAGGTATATTAAATGAATAGAAATACAATAGATGCAAAAAGAGTTATAAATGGTACACACGGTGAATTATGGTTAGATGGAGAATATGTAGCAGAGGTGACAGGATTTCAAGCTAAGATAGCATTGAAAAAAGAGCCAGTTACTATGTGCGGTGACATGGCTGAAAAACAAAAGGTTGTAGGTTGGTCAGGAACAGGCTCTATACAAATGAACAAGGTATATTCACGAATGGCAAATAAGCTTGCTAAGGTTTTGAGTGAAGGAACTGATGCCAGATTTATAATCATATCAAAGCTGGCTGATCCGGACTCTTATGGATCGGAAAGAGTTGTAATAAAGGATGTTTCCTTTGATGATTTAACTCTTGCTGATTGGGCTGCCAATACACCTGGTAAAATCGAAGCTCCATTCACATTTAGCGCTTACGAGTTCCGTGATAGCATAAGAGTAGAATAATATATTTAAAAAAGCCTTTACAAGCTATATAGCATGTAAAGGCTTTTCTTTACAAATTAAAACAATTGAGGAGGTAATAAAATGAGTACATTAGATACTTTATTATCAATAGATAATAACAAGTTAAATGTGACAAATGAAAAGATAAATATTATTAGACTTTCAGAAATGGCTGGTGAGGATGTTATTTTTGAAATACGTCCATTATCAATAAAAGAAATTAAATATGATTGTTTAACTCCAAAGGAATTAATTAAAAAAATTCTTTTACCAACTGAAATAAGTGGCTTATATTCAGCTTTTAATCGTGCAATGGGATTTGTCGAGAATGGTGAAGGTAACGAAAAAACATTAGGGGAGGGTGTTAACTAATGAATGCTATTGATTTTTTATTAAATAATGATGTTGCTATAAGCAACATAAAAAAGGATGTAAAAATAAATAGATTATCTGATTTTGCAGGAAGTGACGTTGTTTTTAAGGTTAGAGCAATCTCCTATGATGAATATGTAAAAATCCTTCGTGAAGATGATAATGCCAATGTGAAGCTAAAGGTCTGCAGTGTAGGAGTAGTTGACCCAAATTTAAATAATAAAAGCTTACAAATGAAATATAGTGCAGCAGATTCAGAGGATTTAGTAGATAAGATGCTTCTTATGGGTGAAATCTCAATGCTATATGATGAAATATGCAATATATCTGGCTTTAACGATGAAACCTCTAAAATTGTTACTATAAAAAACTAATTGAGACAGACGGTACAGCTAGGCTTATGTATTACATGTTTGTTAGACATGGCATTATGCCGTCTGTCATATATAATGCAAGTGAGGGAGAGAGAATTCTTTGCAATGCTATGATAGAAATAGAAAATGAATTAATAACCAAATCAAAAGAGGACGGTGATAAATATGCCGCTGGTTAATAATTACTTTGATTTTTCTGCTGGAAATTCTATAAAAGAGATTAGAAAAATGGAAACAGAAATGTCAAAATTATTAAATATATCAAAATCTGTAGTAAAAGAAATTAATGAAATCAGTAATATAAAAATCAAAATTAATTTGAATACTAAAGACATAGAAAAGAATATAAACGATGTAACTAATAGTGTTAAATCTTTGGGTACCGATTTTGTAGAAACTATGTCAAAAGTTAATGGTGCAGTATCAAAGTTGGATAATAATATGAGCTCAAGAGGTGGAGTAAATGGAGATTTCTCAATGCTTTATGAAGGAATAGCCTCATATGCTGGTCAATTTTCAAATGCTCTTTTGCCAAGTGGATTAAGTAGCGCAATGTCAGGCGCAGCAAATGGTCTTGCGGCAGGAATGCTTACAGGCAATCCAATTATTGCTATTGCTTCGACGATAATAGGAGCCGGTGCAGAATGGGCTTTATCAGAAGTGAAAAAGAAAACAGATAGGCTTAATCAACGTGTTAGCTTTGGAAGTAGTATTTTAAAAACATATCTGCCTAAAATAGCTATGAGCTCTTTGAGTTATGCGTCAAATTTAGAGCAATCGAGAATAAATTATAAAAATATGTTGGGCGAAAAGGACGGAGATAGTTTTGTAAATAAACTATTACGTCTAACTAATGAAACATCATTTGATTTTTCTGAGTTAGATAATTTTGGCAAAAAACTTATATCTTCTGGTTTTGATTCTAATGAGTCCATAAATGTGTTTAGGGCATTAGGGAATGCTTCTACTGCTAATGGAGCTGGTGCAGATGGCGTTATGCATATGATAGAGGCTTTAAAAAATATGAAGTCAACAGGGAAAGTGTCTTTGGACAATTTAGATGCATTTGATAGTGTTGGTGTGGATGCTTATGGTATCTTGGCTGATTCTATAGAAATAATTGGTAAAAAAACTAGGGCTACTAAAGATGATTTAAAGGAATTAGTTTCTAAAGGAGTAATACCAGCTGATGAAGCTATAAAATATTTGATTTCTGGTATGGAAGATAGATATGCTGGAATGATGATTATGGAAAAACAAAGTTTTAGTGGTCTCATATCTACTATTAAAGATAGTGCAAATCAAATCATACTTGGTCCACTTGGAAAAGGATTTATAGATGGTATAAAACCTGCATTAAAGGGATTTTCAGATTTTTTTGGATTAGGCACAAAAGGATTTAAAGATTTAAGTGAACAGATATATATCTTTGGTATGGAAATAGGAGAGTTTGCTGGCAATGCTATTAATAATTTAAAAAATATATTTGGGCAGTTGTTTAATGATGAAAAATTTAAAAATGCAGATATACCAACAAAAATTTTGATGATTTATGATGAAATAAAAGCTAATGTGGATCAATGGTATAAGCAAAATGGTGATAGCTTATATATTAAAATTAAAGAATTTTTTACTGGTTTTATAAGTAGAATTGGTGAAGAAAGCGATTTTAAAAATGCTGTTCAAGATTTATGGGTTGCTATTTCACCTGATGCTGATACCATAAAAAAAATGTTTAGTAAATATTTTAGAGGAAAATTTAATATATCTGATGATATGAATAGTTATTTTGATAATCAATTGACTTTATCTAATATATTTAAATGGAACACAAAAAATAGAGATGTAAATGATTTCCAAAATGATTTTATGAATAGAAATAGAAATTTTAATTGGAATTTTAAAGCCATCGGTCTAAACCGTGTACCATACGACTATTATCCAGCACTTCTACACGAAGGTGAAGCAGTTCTAAGAAGAACAGAGGCTGATAATTACAGAAATGGTGTTGGAAAAGGCGTTATAATTAGTAAAATAGCCGACACAATTGTAGTAAAGGATGAGACTGATATGTACAAAATAGCAAATATATTGGTCAGTGAAATAGAAAAAGCAGGATTAGTATATGGAGGTGCAATGTAATGGAATTTTGGTTAGAAGATGAAAAAAATGAAATAGAATTTAGACTTCCTATAACTCCATCAAGCTTTGAAATTGAAAGGGGCAATAAGATAGAGACAGTTAATATAACTGAACTTGGAGATTTAAATATTATTGGAGCGCCAACTTTGGCTACTATAACTATATCATCATTTTTTCCAAGTAAGAATTATCCTTTTAAGTTACCAGATAAAATTAGCATTAATAATCCATATGACTATATAAGTCAATTAGAAAGATTTAAAACTGAAAAAACAATATTAACATTTACTATAACCGAAACAAATATAACAGACTTAAAAGTTATATTAGAATCCTATAAATACAGCGAAAAAGATGGAACAAGAGACATCTTTTATGACTTAGTTTTGAGAGAACATAGAAAAGTTAAATCTGTAATAGGAGATCTTGCCTCAGAACGCCCCAATACAAATTCACCTAAACCTAATAACGTTGAATATATTGTTAAAAAAGGCGACACTCTCTGGGCAATAGCTAAAAAATATTATGGTAGTGGTTCACAGTACCCAAAGATTGTAAAGGAAAATAATATTAAAAATCCAAATATTATATTCCCAGGACAAAAATTTATTATTCCATAAAGGCTGGTGAAAGGTTGAAGGAAATGAAAAATAATAAGAAAGTATGCACCGAGCCCATGCACAAATGTTTGTCTTTCTCGAAAAAGAAAGACTGGGCTTATTGTGCAATAGAGGCATGGGCATAATTATGCAAGTGTTATTAACTAACCAAAAAAATGTGACAACTGATATAACAAGTATAATACCTGATATACAAATAAGTGGTGATTTGTTAGGGGTTTCAAGAACGCTTAATTTTTCATATGTATATTCTAATATTGACTCTAATATTTTAGCGGTAACAGTAGAAACAGGGGATTTAGTGCAGGTGTTTCTAAATGATAAACAGTTATTCTACGGTCATGTATTTATGATTGATAAAGGAACAGATAGCAATACAATTGATATAACATGCTATGACTATGGTATCTACCTTAAAAAAAATCAGCATTCATATAAATTTAGAAACATCACTCCAGAAGCCGCAACTAAAAAAATTTGCAGTGATTTTAAAATTGATATAGGCAATATAGCAAGTACAGGAATAAATATATCAAGAAATTACTTTGGCGTAGATTTATATAGTATTATCATAGGTATGTATTATCAGGCTAGCTTAATAAACGGTAAAAAATACATGATTAGGTTTACAGGCAAAAAGCTTGATGTAATTGAAAAGGGATATAGTAACACATCACAGCTTTTACAAAGCGGATATAACTTATTAACCTCTAATATATCAGAATCCATAGATAACATGATAAACTCTGTAGCTATATTTAATAAAGACGATGTATTTGTTTTCCCA